AATTATGGAACTACATCTGTGTAATTTGTCATTTTTTTGGTTTTTTTACTAAATCATATTTTAGCATATCTTTTGCATCGTCATCCGATAATTCGATAATGTCTCCAATTTCGTAATTCTTTTGCTCCGATAATTTAAAAAAAGGTTTTAAAACTTCGTACTTTTTCATAATTTTGATGTTAAATTATCCATTAAAATATTAATATTTTCTAAAACCTCTCTACTAAATTCTGTCGATTTTGCTCCAAATGATTTATCTGAATTAATCCTTAATAATATATCTGAATTGATTTTAGAAAATAATTCGTCATTTTTTACTCCGCAAATTTTTAAATAATTCAAATAACACTCGATAAAATATTGTTCAGATGTAGTTCCATAATTAGTCCTTTTACTATCTGTTTTTTGAAGCCATAGAGCTTGATTTATTTTATAGTCAGTATACTTTAAAACCATAATGTTTTTTTTATTTCAAAGATATAAAAAAAGCCTTTACAAATTGCAAAGGCTTTTAATTTTATTTATTTTAAAGATATTATACTGCTGTAAAATCTCCGTAAACAACTGCTAAAGGCTGTTCAACTGCTAAATTTACTTGCGCTTCAATTCTAGCTGTGATGTTGTTGTTCACAAAGTTTGAACCCTCAGTTTCGCTAAATTCCAAAGATAATCCTTCTGTAACAACTTTATTCACTCTTGACCAATCCGCAACATAATACTTGTTAGCTGGCAACCAAGAAGACGCTTTCAAAACCTGAACTCCTGCAACTCTTAACACGCCACCTTCAAAAGTAACCGCTGATGCTAAGTCTTGTTTTGCTGTTTTCAAGATTGACAAATAATCTGATGGTTTTACAACAATCATATTTGTCGCATCATAATCGGCATCTTGTAATTTTCCGATTTCGTTAATCAACATTTCGGCTTTTGTTTTTCCAGTGATTATTTCAGTTGACGCTGTAGCAGCAGCCGCTAAAATAGTTTGGAATGCAGCGTTTTCAGCTTTGTAATAATCACGTCTCAAAAGAGCAGGGATTGAATTTACAATGTAGCTTAGGTTATTACGCATTTTTTTAGAATAGCGAGTAAAACCAGCAATAAAGTCAGTTGATACATCGATAGCTGTAAAATCGTAATCCTTTTGGTTTTTTGCAGAACCTTCTGTTTGCGCTCCGATAGATCCTTCTGCTCCACTTTCACGTGTGTAAGTATAGTTACCAGTATCAGCATTAACCAATCCAGCTAAATCCTCGATGTTTACCATTTGAGATGGCAAAGTAACAATGTCAAAATTGTAGTTTCTTGGTTTTGTACCTGTTAAATTGGCAGTAGTCATATTGGCAACCGCTTTAGTTTGGAATCCTTTGTCTTTTCCAACTACTTTTATCGCATCAATATTGTCGCTAATTGCTTTTGCAAGAAAATCTACATCTTTCGATTCAATTACTTTCGATTGCAATTTAGCATCCAATTTGTCAGCGTGGTCTTGAACTTTTGCAAGTTTAGTTTCCATTTCATTTTTCAATGAATCCAATTCTCCTTTTGTCTTTTCAGCCATTTTTGTTTCAAATGCTTCGATTGACGTTTTGATTTCTGCTGATGTTTTACCTTCCAATTTTACAGATAAATCGTTTAATTCTTTTTCTAATCCTTCCATTTTATTTAATGTTTTTAATGAAGTTTTGTAATATGTTTTTTTGGTTCTCTAAAATAAGCGGCTGCTCGTTTTGATTGTCAGTTTCTGACGGATCTTGTGATAGTGCTTTTAATAAGTTTTCAATTTGTTTTAATCGGTTGTCCGAATAATCCAAATTATATGATTTCTCGATTAATTCCATTATTCCGTAATGAGTTTTAATCGATTTAATGTCTTGAACAGTTGATAGTTGATTTGCGCCCCAACCTGATAAAAAGGAATATTCCATTAACTTATATTCTTTGATAATGCTTTTGTCTTTTTGGTCCCGTTGCATAACCTTATAACCAATTGACAATTCAGCATTCAAACCATTATTCGTCATTAATTTAATATCTTCAAACATATCTTTTGATAATGCTTTGTTCATATTAAATTGCGAAGTAGTCAAAAGTCCGTAACTATCCTTAGTATTGATTGATAAAGGTACACCTATCATCATTGTTGGATTATGGTCTTTTAATACTCTAATCCTTTTAAAATTTTCCGTTACTGTTTTGTCAAATGACCCATAAGCAGAAATGTCTCCATCGCTATCTTTGAAGTTATAAGTATTGGCATAAGCAACTATAACGCCTTTTGTGTCGTCTAAGTCTTTTACCTCTATTGATTGAATTTTAAATTCCATAGTACAAATGTATAAATATTATTTTTTAATTATCCTAATTTATTTTTTCTTATAGCAAAACCATCTTCATCCAGCCTTGCAACTAAAGCAACCTTGCATCTACATTGTATAATATTACCAGCACTTGTGCGAACTTCTCTATTAGTAATATCTCCAGGATACGCTAGCATTTCGCCACTCACATTGAAATCTTCGTCTTGTCCAACTTTCACGCCATTCATGTGTAAATGGTCAAACTTGTCTCTTGGTTGTCTTCTTGTTCTAATATTTTGCGCACTAATCCAAACTTTGTCAAGTACTAAATCGGAATCATTACCAGCCATTACAGTTGAAGCGTTAGTAATAGTTGTAGTTTCTGTTCTTGCAATTCGCATTGATTGAGCTCTATAAAACCCTTGTTGTTGCAGTAATCTTGAAATATCGGCAACGCTTAAATTTTGTTCGTAACCTTGTGTAATAGTGTCTAGTATTGTTTGAATTAAAGTCGAATGCACCGAAACAATATTTAATCCAGCATTATTTTGAAGCCATAAAGACATCAATTCATTAAACAAATTTTCATTGAAAAACTTAACTGATTTTAGTTTTTTACCAATAGTTAAATAAATAGGTTTCCCAATCTCGAAGTACATTTCACGGTACATTTTCTTGATTTTATCTTCCGTAATATTTGACAAAATCAATGCTTGTGCAGTCGATGGTGTCATATTACTAAAAGGAATATCGGCTATAATTTTACGTATATTTTTACGTACAATTCTAGTTGCCATTAGCTCCGAACGGTCTCGATATTTATCAGATATTAGTATCATTGATTATAGCTAAATCGTTAATATTAACTAATCCTGTTGGAATGTAAATCTCATTCATTGTATCATCTTCAATCTCTTCATAATTAAACACTTCCCTACGTTCGTTTAATGTCAAAGGTACTGAATTAATCCATTTTGACATTGTTTCCATATCAGTCTGCATTTCTGGCAATTCAGAAATATCGAAAATCATTTCAGTATCTTCATAACCTTTGAATTTCTGTATAAATTCTGGATTAAAATACTCCGCAAACAAATCCAAGTCGGGTTTGATATTATCAGTAACAACACGTTTACGGGCTTCATTCATCGTATCAACGCCAAATCCTGAACCGTTCTTTTCTTCATTCAATAAATCTACATTCCAATTCAAACAATTAGCCAAAGTTCTACGGTCGTAACTCAAATAATCAAACGGCTTTAACTCATCGGTTGTAAGCGAAATTCTAGTAAATCCTATCTTAGCACTTGCACCAGCGATGTTTGAAAGTCTGCCCTTGTTGTTGTCCATTTCAACTAACCTACTTTTCAAAGAATCGCCTTGTTCAGAAGTCAAAGGACTTGCACCATCTCCAGCGTGAATAAACCCATAAACCCCACTGTTAAGCATTGTCTTGGTATTATTATCAATTGCATTATTTGAACTATTGATATTTCGAATAGCGGCCATTAATTCCGAATAACCGTATAAATGTGAACCTTGATTATCAAAAAATGGATTTGAACGCTTAATGTGAATTATCTTTTCTTGAGGAAACTTTATAAATTGGTTTCCTTGTTGCATTATAAAATAGTCGATAGGATTTTCAAAACTAAGAATGTCGGCTTGTGGTTTTAATACAATTTGCATCCAATGCGAGGGCAAAATATATAACGCTAAAGGTTTTCCAGCGTTCGCTCCTTCCGATACTGTTTGCTTATAAAAGTAAACATTTCCACAAGTCTTTAAATATACCTTATACAAAAATAAAATATCATTCCATTTTTGATTTGGATTTGGTCGCTCCAAAGGCATAGGTAACTCGCTATCGGTTTTATATGCTTTTGTTTCTAACTTTTTTATCGCTAATTTCTGTTGAAACGTTGGATTGTTTGGGAATAATTTTAGCTTTTGAACGGCTTTTTTGTCGTCGATTTTCTTGATGTAATAAGGTACTGATGTAGTCTTTGAAGCCTGTTGATTAATTATTGCATTGACATCTGGATTTTGTCCATATCCTTTGACCATCAATGTTTCCAACGTTGCATTATATGTCGAAGTAAGCTCCCCAAACATCTTGTAAACCGCTTTATTAAACAGATTTTGATTTGAATTTGTAAGCACATCCCACGCTTGTAATATTCTATTTTTTGCCATTTTCTGAAATTTGTTTCAAATATATAAAATTAAAATGTAAAAAAGCCATCTGATAATAAATTACGTTCAATTCCGTAACAAGTCAAGTCGATATGCTCATCGTGTTTGCCATTTGGAAACGTTGCAACTTGGTGTAAAAAGTGTTCATTCCAACTGCCTTTTACTAGAATAACACGTCCGCTTTCGATATAACTTGAACAAGCTCTTGCATTTTCAATCTTTGAACTGTTTACAAATTTAGTCTTTATTTCTGAAACATTTAGTTTTGTTTCTTGCCTAATAATTTGAACAATAGATTTCCCTGATGCTTTCGGCTCTACTAAGGTCATTGAAATAGGCAATCCACTTGATACGATATGATTTGGAATAAATTTGATTAACTCTGGCATCTCCAAATATTTGTCAATACTTGAAAAAATCACTAAGTTATTATTCCATTTGGCACAAATTTGAAAACCGCTTGGATCATTCTTTGTGTCCTTCGTATAGGCACCATCAATTATCAATTCCCATTTTAAAGATTGCAAAGGAATCTCCGATTTTTCCATAATCGTAAACCATTCTTTACGCCATTCGCCACCCTCTTCTGGACTTGGTTGTTGCATATATTGTCCTGCAAAATTATAGCGGTTTGCTTGCCTAATTTGCTCCAACTCTTCAAAACTATGCTTTTCTTCCCAAAGTGGTTCGTTGTTTTCATTTAATGCGGGCAAACATAAATGCGTCCAATCCTCTCCTGAACCACCTGACAAAAGAAAACCTGATAAATCGTCTTCGTGTAACCGTTGCATAATTACGATAATTGGTGTATCTCGGTCATTCACACGGCTTCTTATTGTGGAATTGTATCTTTCGTTTATTCCACCTCTTTTAAGGTCGCTTTGAGCATCATCAGGCTTTATAGGGTCGTCAATGATAATAGCTCCAGCGAACATTTTACTTTCGGCAACTCCTGCTCCAAAACCTGTTATTGCACCACCTGAAGCCGTTGCATAAACCCCTCCACCATCTTTGTTAAACCATTTCTGTTTACCTTTTGCATCTTGTTTCAGTTCGCATTCCCATAAATCTTGGAACGCTTTTGATTCAATATATTCTTTTGTTTGGGAACTGTTGTCTAGTGCCAAATCACTTGAATAAGACAAATGAATAAATTTTGATTGTGGATTTTTAGCGATGCACCAGCTTATAAAGCATTTAACAGCTAATTCGGTTTTGCCATATCTTGGAGGAATATTTATAATTAATCTTTTAGTTTTACCAGTAACAACGTCTTGTAATGCGTTGGTTATTAAAACCAAATGAGGCGCAATTATGAATTTGCGCCTGTGGTTTTCTTTATAAATATAGCGTGTGAAAAACAATAAATCATTCTCACATTTTACTTTTAATACTTTTTGATCATTAGTAAGAGTTCTCAAGATTATCGTTTATACGTTTGATTTCTTCTGTGGTTAAATTGGTGTTCTTATTAGTGTTCTCACTTTCAACAAATGTTTGCGATAATCGTTTATGCTCTTCAGGGTTTGCGATTAATTTCATTAAACCCATTTGTAATGTTGCGTTATCAGAATCGTACCATTTTTTACGTAAAGATACTTTTATAGTTGTGCGATTAACTTCTAATAATTCCCTTAACTCGTTAAATTCGTTAGAATCGGGTTTAAAATAATCATAAAAAGTAGGTTTTGAAATAGGCAAAAAAGCAACAATATCCTCCACAAAAAACAATTTATGCTTTACTATCACTTCCTTTGCCTGTTCAAATATTTTTACTCTATCGTATGCCATTATTCAAAGTCTTTAGTTACTTCTCCGTTTCTTTTAATAATCAAAGTAGGGTCAAGTTTAATCATTCGCTTTACAATTACATCGCAATACTTCGGGTCTAATTCCATTCCGTAGCATTTGCGTTTTAGTTGGTGTGATGCTACCATTGTTGAGCCACTTCCTAAAAAACCATCGTAAATTAATTCTTCTTTCAAACTACTATTTTGTAATAAAGGGGCTATCAATAATATGGGTTTCATTGTTGGATGCTCTCCATTTGTTTTTGGCTTGTCGCAATGTATTACGGTTGTTTTTGTTTTATCACTTAATAAATCTTTCAACAAATCTTTAATTTGTTGTTTTGAAAGTTTGTTTATATCAAGTTTGTCTTCTATAACCGTTGTATGATTTCTTTCATTTGTAAAATAGTGTCCTTCTCCTTTTTTCCAACCATATAAACAAGTTTCGTGTTTTTTATGATAATCCAAATGTCCTAAAACTAAACTATTTTTCACCCAAATTAAACATTCACTAAATTTATTTCCTGCATCTTCAAATGATTTTGTAAAATTTATTCTTTCATTATCTGTATGCCAAACATAGTAAACCCCACCATTTTTTAAAAATATATTTGTTGTTATAAAAAAATTATACAAAAAATTATAAAAATCTTCGTTTGACAAATTGTCGTTTTCAATAGATAAACCATTGGTACCTACATAATTAACATTATATGGCGGGTCTGTAAATACCATATCCGCTTTATTACCATCCAACAACTTTGCAACCGTATCACTACAAGTACTATCCCCACACACCAATCTATGCTCTCCAATTTCGTAAAGGTCGCCTAAAACTGTAATAGGTGTTTCAGGAGGTGTTGCATCGAAATCATCTTCTGTTGCTTCTAAAACTTCATCGGTTTCAAACATAGGCACATCCAACCCCCACTCTTCCAACTGCTCACTATCCCATTCATTTGCTAAAATATCAAAATCCCACTCGCCACCGCTTACATTGTCTTTTATAAGAAACTCTCTTTGTTGCTCTTCGGTTAGGTTCTCCGCTCTTATAATCGGCACTTCCTTTAAACCTACTTCTTTACACGCTTTTAACC